TACCGCCTCCAAAAGGAGCGGGTTTAGGTGAGTACGTTCCCAGGTGCGGTTTCGGGCCTGCTTTAGCCCTACCTCCGCATCTGCCACGGACGTAACTAGATGTTCGTCTAGTTGAGTCCGATCGCGCGTACGAAGCAACCACAACCGGTAAGCTCCATTGGTGTCAGCGGAAACCGCTTCAACCTTTGGAACAATACGGTAACGTGGTAAATGGCCCGACACAAGTGAGTCGGGGCTGAGGTGGTTTTGGCCACCCCAGAAGCGCTTCGGGACGAACCGTGCCCACTTACGCCACCAGTTGAGCTCTTCTTCTGTGGAAAGCATACCGCAGAAGGAGAGCCAATGGGTAGCTTGATTCATAATAAGAATCAAATCGGGCACTCGCGCGATTTTACCCCGCAAGTAAAACGGGGTAACTTCGAAGCCTCTATGGAAATGAGCACCGCAACTCTCACGGAAGGGACCACGATAGTTTGTTTTCTTCTCGTTTACTTTGAATCCAAAGTACGAAAAGACACGAATCAACCGTGGGACAATCCTTGAGGGCGCAAGTATATCATCGCCATAGACGGAGATGATCCCCTTAACTCGCGAATGATAACAAACTGCGCGCGTAAGCGCATAGAATATTATCGTCTCGAGTTCAAACGTAAACCCATTGCCCATGGACGAAAACATTTCCGTCTCGTGGGTCATTGAGTTTCCGTTTGGCCATTTGATATAAATCTCATGGCTACGGATATCATCGAGTAGTGACCACCATTCCCAAGGGAGTAGTTTCATAACTAAACCCCTGGATATGCGGTCACTAGCACTGCTTAAGTCGATCGTGGCTAAACCCCTGTCGAGCGCTTCACGCGCAAGGCGTTGGTTTTTGCTTTGATCACGTAGGTCAATGCCAAAACGCCTAAGACGGCGTTGAAGGTGTTTGCCTACAGACCTTTGCAGTAGCATATTGCCAGCGGGCTCTTTACAAGCCACTCTGTCAATATCTGACTTCTTAGGAACGGTAAAGAGCACACTGTTAGGCGTATACACCAGTTTCAACTCAGAAAGGATTGTATCCTTTATGTGTAGCAACAGGTGTTCAGAGGCCTTTTCAGTGCACTCAAGCTCACCGGAGAGTTTGTTTTGGGCGGCGGTCGGTGACCG